CGGTAAAGGTGGAACTTGCCAGCAGTGTACTGAGTGTCGATTCCGTAGCCGCCCCGGTCGGCAACGTGATTGTGCCTGTTACATTAGTCAGGTTCCACGTCCCGCTCTGCCGCGCATTGATGGTTTGGCTAAAGGCGAATGATGGGACGAACATCAAGAGCGCAAGTAATAATAATAGTGGCATTAGACTAACCCCAGGTAAGAGAGTTTTTGCGTACTTGACCCAACGATAGCGTGAATGACGTTGAGAGCGGAGACTTCGACTTCCAGCATATCCCCCGCCCACAGCGGATACCCCGTGCTCGACGTGACCCCCGTCGTGCCGAGATATACGAAATCGGTATTGTCCGTGTGGGCCTTCAGTTTAAATCGTCGAGCACTGACGGATGGGAGCGCCGCTTCGGCCCCCGTCAGAGAGATTTGCCCAGAGATCACCGATGCTGCCCCAAGCCCATCACCCATCTTGACGGGGAATCGCGACCCGCTCGAATCAGCAACCACTGTTGCCGAGTTCAATGCGCCAAACGCGAGCTTCGAGAGGGGGTAATCACAGGTACCCCCTGTTGGGCCACTGACGACCTCATCACTCGCAAACGTCTTCCCGCCTGACCCTGCATTGGTAGTGAAATTATCAGCCATTTATCCCCGCCTTCTTGGCATGATGACCGGACGCCAAATGATGACCGTGACTTGGGCCGCCGTATTACTCGCTCCATCTAACAGATTCATTGCTGCCAACATCGCTGGTGTCACCATTTATTTCCTCATCGGGTTCGGGCGTCGCATGAGCAACGTCACACGCACCCCAGACGCCGCCGTAGAACCGTTCAACTTCGGCCGCATAAAGCCCGCATTCTCAATACTGACCGCCGCCCCCGGAGCCGTCAGCGCAATGTCCGAGCCGCCCGCCGCGTTTTTGCACGAGGCGTAATCCGCATCGGTATCGGTCGCCGCTGTTTCCACCGCCACGGTCCCACCCCCGATCGATCCGCCACCATCGATCTTCACGTGCCACGTGCGATCAACCCATTCCGGGTATTCAACGCCCGCGCCGATGTTGTCTGTGGTCGAGAGAACCCAGACCACTTTCATCACCGAGCCGTCGGCATCGCCTACCTTACTGATGAATGTCGGGTTCACTGCTGCCATCCCTTATCCTTTCTGTTGACGCACTTCTTTCATCTTGTCGATCACGGCCCGCCGTTGATTGGCCGGCGCCGCCTCCAGAAAATCCTTCACCTGCTCCCGCTCCTGTTCCACCAGGCGCTGTTGACTCGATTGGAGAAATCCCGCGAATACTTGGGCGACTTGGTCCTTGGCCGTGGCCTCCGTCACGATGGCCCATTCCGAGTTCGTGAAATCCACGATGAGGCGTTTGGCTTGGTCGTTCCAGAGCAACGTCATAGTTTCATCATCAAGTTCAGGAACAGCGTGGGCTGCATGATATTCATGGCAGCGTTCCCGCCCGTGCTGCCGATGGACCCTGGGTTCTGCACCGATGTTCCGCTCGACGTGCCCGCATTAATATTGCTCGTCGAAATCGAGCCTGAGTGCGTATGGGACAATAGTTCGGTCTCGGACATCGCATGAAATTCCTCACCGACGTACTCACCAAGAGCCCGCACCCTGGAGTTGTACTGGATCGTCCAGACCGGAGACGACTTGGCCGTTAAATCAATCGGCACAATGTTCTGCGCATCGGCCAAGCTCGACGCCAACTTCACCGTCGTGGCACTGCTCCGAATCACGTAGTAGGTGTTGCCGCTTGTGAGCCCGGTAATCGACCCGGAGGACAACGTAAAGGTGACCGGCATACCGGTGATCCAGGTTTGCGTATTGGATCCCACCGCCAGGGTATTCGCCGTCGTGTCCACATCGCCGCTCGTGCCGCTCTCCCGCGTGATCGGACCAGTCGTCGGATGCCAGCCGGCAATAACGCGGCCAACCGCCCGAGGAATCTGCACCGACTTGTTCGCCGCAAAATCCGCCGCCGCATTGGCACCGCGTCCGCCCGTGACCGGACACCATTGATCCGGGCAGTTTCCCCAGATCAGCGCATAGAGATTCGAGGTGTCGGCATGCGCTCGCGTCGTCGCACCACTCGCCGCCGACCCGATCGTCCCATCATTCAGGACGATCCAGCCAGCCGGAGCCGTGGCCTGCAGCGTGACTTTTACATCACCGGTAACCCAGACCGCATCGACGTACTGTTTCGAGGCTACACCCAGGGGGGTCGTGGGATCCGCCGCCACCGTGGCATTGGTCAAGACCGGCGTCGTTAACGCCAAGCCGGTCAATGAGCCGCCGGCTGTTCCCGAGAAGTTCGGATTTGCCACGATCGGCGTGACCAAGGACAGATTGGCAAGACTGCCCGACGCCGATCCGCTAAACGTCGGAGACGCGATGGTTGCGGTCGTGAGCGAGGGTGTCGTTAAGGTCAATCCAGCCAAGGAGCCGGTCGCGGTGCCGCTGAAATTCGGGGCGCCAATGTTCGGAGCCGTCAACGATTTGTTCGTGAAGGTTTCGATCCCAGCTAAGGTCGACAAGGTCCCGGATGCCCCAGGGAGATTCAGCGTGGTGGTCGCTGATTGGGCAAACGTGGTGTTGAACGCGCCGGTCAGGGTGAGATTTCCACTCAAGCTCAATCCGCCCGACATGGGGACCAGTGCCGTACCACCGGGATTCACTGCGATCAGGCGTCCGCCAAAACCCGTCAACGTCGGCAACTTATCAAAGCCCGCCGCAATGAGATCAAACTCCGCCCGCATCGAGGCCGATGTCGCTGGAGAGGAGGGAGAGGGGAAGGAGCCGTGCTGGTAGTACTCGTTTGACCCGAATACATCTGTACTAATTGATACAGTCACAATTATTACCAACGCTAGGCGTTTCAGCATGCGACTTCCTCGGCAAATTGCACACAACATGCATGTCTTCGCGCCGCGCTTGAGCCAGCTCGGAAAGAACTGACTCTCATTCAGCGATTGCATGCATTTCCGGCATTTGATCATTTAATCCCTCGCCGCAGCAGATACGAAATAATCAGGTGGCTGACAGTGAACGGGTAGATGTAGTCGGACGAGCCGCTCAACCGGCCCTGCATGTTCTCGCCGTCCCCACTCAGCTCAATTTCGGTAGGTCCGAGTGTCGAGCCGTCCCATACAAACGCGTCCCATTGAATCCCGCTATCCCAGCGGGGCTCACCTTGAAAGCTGGAGGGATACGTGATGGCTGCTTGCTGTTCGTATTCGAGCGAGCCATAGCCGCGCTTGTAGCTGAAATCGACTTCGGCATAGCTCGTGCCTTGAATCGACAGACTGGCCTTCCGATACGATTTCAAAATCCGTGGCGACCGCATATTGGCCCAATTCGGCACCAGATGATGGTCAATCGCCGCCCCATCGAAAGACGACCCGCGATCCATTTGGTAGACCATGCCGTTCGTGGAACCGAAATAGATGACGCCCGTCCCGTTTGACGCGAGCCCGTTGTAGACACAGTTCACCGGATTCGGGAACAGGATCGGGATCGACCCAATCGGTTTGCCGTTCACGACCGTCAGGTACAGTCCGCTGCCGTCCGTGAAGAACAGGCGGTATTGGCTTTTGGTTTTATGCACGCAGCTCGACGCAACGATGGTGCGCCTGGATTCGATGTAGTTTTGCACGGGATAGGTGAGCGTCCCCGAAGCGAAGTTCCCGAACTCCTGCACGCGCGCCAGGTCCACCACGCCGGAGGCACCCAGAAAATACGTACGGTCGAGATTCTGGATGCTCCGTGCCGCGCCGCCAGTCTGCGTATGGAAATTCACCGGACGGAACGGATTCGACCCGCCGGCCGCTGATCCGTACAGTATCTTGAGCCCGTCCTGCACCGCGATGAACAGCGCCGGCGAATCCTGAGAGCCTGGTTGAATGGCAAACCCGGTTACCGTGTTGCTCATCCCGTATTCCGCTGTCCCGGCGACAGCCGTCCAGTTGTAGGGCGTCCCGATCCCGGAGTGCTGGACCGAGCTGCGAAAACTGACGAAGAGGTGATTCTGATGCTCAACAATATGGGTCGGCGCATCAATGGACAGGCCAGTCTTGATCGGCGCATAGGTGACGCCGTCAAATTCAAAGCACCGGTTCACTCCGTCGCACCCATAGATCCGTTGACTGCCGAACTGCCCAGAGAAATTGGACGCATAGAATTCGTACGTCCCGCCCGGCTGCAACACGATCGCCGTTTGCGCACCGGACAGCGTGAGGGTGCCCCCAGAGGTCAAGGCTCCGGCCGTGAGATTCCCTGGTCCGCCGCCTGGCGCCAAGATCAACCGGCCGGCCGCATCGCCGGCACTCCAGGATCCTGATTGCAGCATGACCCGCCGCACCGTATAGGTGTTGGCCCCTTGCGTAATCGGCAGCCCTTCAGTCGGCGCCACACTCCCGGCCGTAAAACTGACTTCATTCGGCATGGAGAGTTGCGTCCAGCCCGACAGGCTCGCCTTATAGAGCACACAAGCGGACGCGGCGAGGTTGTCGCGAAAGGCAAAAACCTCATGGACATTGCTATTGACCATCGAAAAGACGCCCCGAATCGCCCCGGATCCCGGCACCGCCGCAATCAAGGCTCGGTACACATCGGCCGCCGCATTCAGGTACTGCGCGTTCGTGCGGGAATCGACGAAGGCCGTGACGTTCATCGCCGTCCCAACGAGGGTCGCACCCACCTGCACCACTTCCGAGGTCGAGAACCCTGCTCCGACAATCAACGTCACGGCCATGTAGTTATTGACGCGGTCAACGCCGATAATCGTCGCGGTGGTGCCGGTGGTCTGTCCGGTCAAGATGTCACCAACCGCCGGCACGTTCACGAAGCCCGTCACTTGAATGATTGAATACGTCGCGTCCGCCGGCTTCGCCCGACCATCAAAACGTTCGTATCCGTCGATCCTGGTATGTCCGCCAGAGACCGCACATTCATAGTTCAATGCATCGACGATCGCGCCGGGTTTCAAGTCCAAGGTCGGCGTCATTTGATCCATGCCGCCCTGAAAGCGAATGGTTTCATACGCGACTTGCGGCAAGGCCTTCATGGGGGTACGGGGAATCGGCATCGTTACCACAAGGCTCCCGCCAGATACGGCTGTGGCGCTTGATCCAGCTCCAACGTGGTGAGCAGTCGGCTATAGCCTTTCTCACCGCGCGACAGCACTTCGAAGGCCGATTCAGCTTCGCCGTAGTAGGTCATCGCTTTGTACACGATGATCATGTAACTGTGAGAAATCGGCAGTTCGGGCACATCTTCATCCGCTTCCATGCGGATCGGCGCCGTAAAGTAATCCCCGAGAATGGTGTAGCCCGCCGGCGGCGTGAACGCGAGACCCAATCCGTTATTCGGCAACCAGGTGATCACGTTGGGGCGCGCCTGACTCGTGCGGATCGTGCCGAACTGATACGTGTCCCGCCAGACTTCATAGGGCATCGGCGACAGATGCTGCTCGGTCGACAGCCCAACGGCCGTTTCGTAGTTGCGAAAGGAATCCATGACCCAGCGGCCAAACGTGCCGGCGTCCACGCCGCATTCCACGGTCGTATATTCGGCTTGGCCCGCGATGGTCGGGAACGTGGTGGTATGGCGTTTAAAACGCCAGTCGGGATGGAGCGATTGAATTTCAAACCAGGCTTCAGCGACCCACTCGACCATGCGGCGCATCTCGCCGACCTGGTTCAGCACCGTGACCGGGAGCAGTGTGGCCCCATGCGCGAGCCGACATTCCTGCACCGTACGCTGACAGATCTCCAAGAAGGTCGCTTGCCCTTCCGAGGTCCCAATCGGCACCCCAATCGGCATGGAGACTCCTTAGGTTGACGCCGCCATGCGCATCAGGCGACGCGCCCAATCCTTCCCGCGTGGACTGTCGTCCAGAATCGAAATCGTATGGCTGCCCGTGACCGTCCGGCGCAGCAGGTTCTTCGGTTCGCTCCCATCGGCGGCATCCTGAATCGTCATGACGTTCACGGCCCGGCCTCGAAGCCAGACCTCGACGTATTTCCGCTTCACAACGACTTCCGTATCCACCGGGATGAACTTCACTTCGCACCAGCCCAGACCCTCGATCCACTGCTCGACGCCTTTGCCGTTCACCCATGCTTCGACATAGAGCGGCGCATTCGGATCAGCCGCAGCATGGGCCATGATCTTGACGGGTTCTTCGTTGAACTTGAGTTCGTCGGCGTAGTCCATCCGGAGCGGACTCTTTTCGATGATCACCTCAGACGGCGTTGGTCGGTAAAACGGCGTATCGCCCAGGCCCAGGTTGATATCCGCCGGCTGATCGATCTTTTCGGCGTCCGGTGGAATTTCTTTCGACTGTCGCTTCACAGGCTTACTCGGTGTCGCGGTCTCCATAGCCTCTCCTCCGTGGAATGAACCGAGCGGGGCCGAAGCCCCGCTCTGCCTACTGCAGTACGCAGCTTTAGGAAATCTGTGGACGATCCGGCAGGGTCATCACATCCACGAAGGTATACGTCACCCCCGTCGCCCCCGACAGGTTGCTCGATCCAAACGTCCAGTTGGAGCCGGTCGACCCCACCTTGATCACGATGTATCCGATTGGGCAGACCGTCTTCGGCACCGGCCCGAATCCTGGAGCCACGATAAACGCTCCGGCAGCGTCCAGGTCTGTGATCTGGCCCTGCACGACTTTCACATTGCCCGAGGAATCCAAGCCCACGACGAAGATGCAGCCTTTGTTGGCACCGACCGCCACAAAGGACGCGCCGGTAGCGGCGTCAGTCGTTGGCGTAGCTGCGTTGGTCATCGCGGATTTGCTATACGCCTTGCCGTTAATACAGTAGGGAATCGTGCCGGTATTGCTGAGGGTGGTGGTTGTCCCCGCCGCGAGGGTCACCTTCGAGGTGCATATCGTGAGCGGACCTTGCATCAATGCATCCATGGTTACATCCTTTCAGTTAAGGCAATAGCGAGGGATCAAAGCCTGAGTCCAGGCTGACATGCACAGCATTCGGGACCACGGTCACATCGTCGAGTGCGGTTGTGCCGCCGACGAAATTTCCGGTTCCCGTCGGATTAATGATCGTAAAGCCGATCACCGCCTTGCCTTCCGGGATCGGAGGCCATTTCATCGTCGCCAACGTGGCGCCTTCGACCCCCATCGCTGAGGTTTTCGTCCCCTCGCGATCAATGAGATAGACGTAGACGTTGAACTTGGCGTTCGTGACCGTCCCGGACAAGGCCGCCATATCAGTCGCCGCCGCGATCTTGACGAGGACGCCTTGCGCGACGGCATAACAATCGGAGGCTCCTGTTTTGACGAGCGCACTGCCCCCAGCTTTGATAACGAGGCCTGGTGTATTGAGCATGCGGGAGGTGTGCCGGTCTCCGAGTGCCCGCAGAATCGTGCCCAACGCCAGACGCGAGGAGCTGTCCGCCACGTTGGCTAAAAAGTTGGTAATTGTTCCGAGCATCATGCCCTCTCTCTCGTGAGTGGTTATTCGAGGTTCTTGATTCCCACGTTGCCGATGGCGTACCACCCATCGTTCTTCCGGAGGACCGCCTTCCACCACATGGCCCCCACATAGCCGCGCTGGCCGAAGACATCGGCCTTATCCTTCTGCCCCGTCGGCAGATGGGTCGGCTTAATGGCGGATTCGCCGCGCAGCGAGACCTGCGCAAAGGCGTCCATCGCGATCACGAGGAACGGATAGACATCGATGTTGGAGCCGCTGGTGGACTCAAGATTGGTCGATCCGACGGCCGCGCCGGCGTTCTGCACCGGAGGTAGATCGGGATGCTTAATGAATCGGAACTCTTCCACCTTGCCTAACTCATTGGGCATCGGAGAACCTGACGCATACTTGATGCAGTCTTCGAAGCCGGGCAGGTTCCGCACATCCGGGGCCATGGCGGGATTGATATACACCGCCCAGCCCATCCGGACAGGGGTCGTACCGTACTTCTCCGAGGCCGACAGCATCTTGTTGACCGGCTTCGCGTGGTTTAGGTCCAGATTCTTCGTGATTTTCCGCAGCATCCCCAGCGTGATCGGCCCGTTCACGGTGGCTTGCGAGGTGCCGGCCCCGCCGTAGTACTGATTGCTGCCGGCCCGCAGCTCGCCGTAGATCTTGAGCTCGTTCACGAAGGCGATCCGTTCACCGACCTGGATCTTCATTTGGGCCGGGATGTCGTCTTCAAACAACATCGCCGTCTTATCGGTATAACCATATAGGCAGGAATACTGCACGAGCTGCGTGGACACATCGACGGGCGTGATGGTCTCCGGAGTTGGGGTCACGCCGTCCTGTGTCTGGTGCGCCTGCACGACAGCGATGTCCCGGTTCCCGTTCCCATCCTGAAAGAAGCGGTTCTGCGTGTTGGCACTGGTAGCTGTGGCCCCGTAGGGCAACCACCGACGGCAGACCATCAGATCGCTCTTGTTTTGCGGCATGGGGATTTGCTCCCCGAGCTTCGCGAGGATTTCTTCACAGACCGCATGGGCCAGGACCTTCCCGGCGAACTTCCCGATGCGGGCGACTGTCGAGGCATACTGTTGCATGGCTTAGTCCTTTCAGCTCTTGAGGCCCATCGCCTTAAACTCTTCGGCGAAGCCCGAGCTAAATCCGCCCTCGTCGGTCGGCGCCGTAGCCGGCGTGACCCCTTTGACGGGGACAGCCGCCTTGAGGCGCGCAGTCCGATCCGGAGCGGCTGGTTTAGTGGGAGGCGCACTGCCTGCTGCAGTAGTCACCTTTGCAGGTGCAGCGGTCGCCTCGGTAAATTTGGTCAACTGTTGTGCGAGATACAGCGGGTTGCGGCTGCCCCAGATCTTCTTTTGGTCCACCTCATGGAGCGTGGCAACCCACTTGCGAAACGGGGTGTCCGATCCGGCCGGACCGACAATGGTCCGCCAATCGGGGAACTCATCTTCAAGGAGGTTGGCCGCGAGCTTCAAACTCACCCGCTCGGCAAGTTGCGCATCGTCGAGAGTCGGGATTTGCGTCGCCGGCAGTTTGATCTTTTTCGGCACGCGGTTCATACCCTTGGCCAGCATCGATGCCAGCTCCGGAAATTCCGCCTTCAGTTCGGAGAAATCATCTTCTGTGATGGTATCTAGGTCGAACCCGGCCTTCTCGGCTGCTTGCATCTGCTTGAGGGTTTGCTGGATCTGGCCTAAGGTGCCGAACCCCTGATCGAGCTTGGTCACCATACCGAGCACTTTCTCGATCTGGTGGTACTTCTCTTCGGTGAGCTGCACGTACTTTGGCTCCGGCGGAGCCTCGGCCTGCACCTCGGCTTTAGGTTCGGGTTCCGGCGTTTCCGTCGGTTGACCGGTAAACCCAGCAGAGAAGTTTGTGGCGTAGGTCGCCTCGGTCTCGGGGGTCTCGACTGTCGCTTCGGCTACATCACCCATGTGGCCCTTCCCTCTCTGGCTTCGGCGTCTCCGTCGAAACCGGCACAATAAAAAAGGCCACGACAGGCGAGCCGAAACTCACCCCATCGTGGCCTTTGACGTTCGTCGTGGAACGTGGAGGCGTTATCGAATCAACGCTTCTAACTGCCTCTTCACCTCACTCAAATTCCGCTGCAATCCCGTGATCGACTTCAAGAGTTCGACGACAGCTCCCCGGTGAATTGCCGGAGGAGAGCTTCCCCCTCGTACAGCTGCCCTCTCACGAACTGCGTGATGCTCTCGGGCTGATCTCGCGAGCGGAGCTGTGTCAATAGCGCGGCCTCTCGGCTCTTGAAATACTGCACGAGCTTCTGGCCCGTCGGGGAGAGGCGATCGGCTGGGGTCCAATCCATACTCGTTCATGTAATGAGATCGTCGCCGTTTGTCAAGTTTCCCGACTTACTGCTCAAAAGAATGCCCATCTTTCGCTCGACCGGGAGGTTCATTAGGGGCTTGCAGTGCTTCACCGGCACGATCTTCCGCAGCGAGATTGGACTGCGTTTTTAGCTTCATTACAGTTTCGGCAATGTCCGCCTTAATCTGCTCCATCTTGATCTGCGCTTCCTGCATGGCAATTTGGAGCTTCTGCTCCAATTCCTTCATGCGCGCCATGTGCTCGTTCTGGGTCCGCTGGGTCTCGGCCTGCACATAGACGGAGTCCCGATCTTGCTGGGCCTTTGCCTTCTGCAGATCCACCTGGGCGCGAATCTCCGCCACCTGCACTTGTGGCGGCTTCGGCGGCGGCGCTTCAGCCAGCTTCTTCTGCTCCTCATCGGTATATTGCACGTCCTCGGGATTGAGATGCTTCGACCGGCGTAATTGCGCGTACCACTTCTTAGGATTGATGCCGAACTTCGGATCCTGCACCATTGGGTATTCTTGGACCAACCACTGATCTTGAATGTACCGCTCGGCCAGCGAGGCCGCGCCCTTCGCGGAAATTTGAAAGTCGCCCTTCGCGCTGTCGTCAATCTCAGGATCAGCCATCAGCCATTCGTACAGATCATCGACGTTTGGCTCCCCGATGTAGTCGTCGTATTGACTCGCCACATCACGCAAGAGCTGATTCGCGTTGTTGTCTTGCAATTGGGCCGCGCCATATGTATCCGGCGTGGTCTTCCCACTGTGCCCTTGACTGATCAATGGAATGTTCGTCGAATTCTCCGCCACCAAGTAGGCGTGCATGATGATTGCCAGCATTTTGTCGGTGACGTTCGGAATATCGAAGATGCCGAAGGCTTTGCGGATATCGTCGACGGTTGCATCAGGCGACAGGTGCCAAAGTTTCAGCATATAGATCATGGGGCTTTGATCCGCCGGCACGACGAGTTGCTTGTTCAAGACCACTTGGGCGCCCGCCGCCGCGTTGTTCGCCATGGCCCTGAGCGCCGCGTTGATCATATCTTGCGGCATGAAGCACTGTTCGGCCACGCCAATGCCCCAGCACGAGCCTTCGCGCTCTTCCCACGGCAGAAATCGGTACGGCAAGCGCCCCGACTCTAACGGCGTATGGACGCACTTAATGATCTGATCATTGACCATCGTGACGATGACCGGCACGAGCGCCTGCAGCGGGAGGGCGAGATCCTTCTTCTGATCGTCCGGCAGATTGAGGCACGCATTGATGGATTGCGCTTCCTCCAACGTGAGCGTACCCGTGTAATACCAGAGCTCGAAACGCCCATCCTTGAGCGGCGTGGTCTGACTGTTCGGCCCTTCGTTCTGCTGATCACGCTTCTGTGGCCCTTCCTTCAGGACCTGCTGTATCGCGCGCACAAAGTAGCCCGGCTCCTTCATGAGCCCCACGAGCGTCTTTTCAGCCGCAAAATCCCGCTCAAAGAACCCACTGCCCTCGTGAATGTCCTCCCCGCAATCAGGATCGGGGAAACAGTCCCACGGTGACAAGGCTTTGAACGCAGGCTTGAGCACTTCCTTAAACTGCATCACGATGCGGTTCTCCGCGAGCTTCGACACCACCCGCATCTTCCGCATCTCCGGGAACGGACCTTTCATGACCCCGGTGCCGTACCGACACGCCCGCCGCACCATCTTCCGAACATGCTTTTGGTATTTACCCTCGATATACCAATCGTAGATGATTTGCTCGGCCTTCTTGGCCTTCTGATGGGCGATCGAAACTTGCTCGTCGGCCAGATCTTTCGTGGTGAGCGGCACGCCCGGCATCGCTTCTGGCGACAGGCCTGGCGGCATTGCGGGCGATGCCAGCGGATCAGTGGGGTTGGGTGGAACGAGCTCTTCCGGCTTGGGATCCCGCATCGCCGGTTGCCCGTTGAGCGAGAGCTGCGACGCTTCCTGTTGCAGCTCCGCCAAATCAGACACCGGGGTCGCATCGAGCGAAAACAACTTGGCGTCGACGGACGTAATAATCGAATTGACTTTGGCCGCTCCCGCCGCTACATACCGCGCCGTGAGCCGCTCAAACGCGGTCGACCGCCCTTGGATGCCGGCCGGCGCATCATCGCTCCGCCGAATCCCGTCGGTGAGCGTCAGGCCTTTAGTGTAGCGGGGCCGCACAATCGCCGGCCCTTGCCCGGTCAGCTCATCGATACAGGCCATGTTGTTGTCGATCTTCCGCCATACTTCCTCGATGCCGCAGGCCGCGCGCCCTTCGACGAATTTCTTGCGCTTCGCGACTAATGCAGTAGTCAGCTCCTTCAGCACCTGCTCGGCGCGCACCTGATCAGTCTTGCGCTGCTCGAGGCGTTTTTGGATGGAGAGGGGGAGTTCGCGGAGGCTGTTCATGCTGCCGCCTCCTCCTGGCACCGATAGCTCACCCAGCTACCCGGTGCAAACAGCACGACGATCGCGCCGTGCATATTCGTCTGCATCTTATCCCGTTCGCAGACCGCGAGATGCCCATCCTGCACCTGCACCACATAGCGCTCGCTGTCGAAACGTTCCTCACCTGAGGCCGTCTTGACAACAATGACGGTTTTGACGGTGGGCTCTTGATAGCCGATAGCCATATTACGCCCCAAAGGCTCCCATGGTGCTCGACGGCTGCGGGGCTTTGACCGCATCCCAGAACGTCGGTTTTGGCCCACTATCGTTCGTCATCAGCTCCACCACCTGGGCCATGTACCCCGCCATATCAGCAGCGTGGCTATGCTGATCGTGCACCGGATGCGACGGTTCGCCGTGCTTCGGGATCGCGCGTTTGTACCGCTTCAAATGCTCCAACAGTTCGGCACAATGGGTTTGATCGAGATAGATCCGTGGGAATAGTTGCCGCAGCATACGAATCCGCACATTCTCCGCGTCGGTCGGACTCTTGATCGGCTGCACCGTGAACCCAAACGATTGAAACACTTGCGCATCGCTCTTCCCGGTCTGCCGCGCCGTGATCCAGCCATCCCATGGCATCCACACCGCGCCCCAATTCAAGCTCATATTCTTCAAATCCGCCGCCACTTCATCAACGCGCTTATACTGATATTCCTTGTATTTGATGCCACGCACATCGGCGAGGCCACGTTGCCATAAGCCCACCGCAAAAAGGTCGTTCCATCCAAGATCTACCACCACATGCACTTTCAACCGAGGATCATAGGGCAGATTCGCAAAGCGCCGTTCGGCCACCATCGCCGCCACCTCTTGGCTGTATATCGCCCCAGTCGCTGAGGAGCGGCACTTGCCCTCCCAGATGTACTCGTATTCTTCCTTCGAGAGGGTTGCCTCATCGTGTGCGCGCTCAGCTTCGAGCTCCGACGTAAACCACGGATTATCGCGATAGGTGAGATGGACGAGCGTCGAATTCGGCGGCGTGCGCTCCACAAACCGGACATAGGTCGGATCAGTATCCAGTTCAGGGTTAAAGCTAATCCAGATTTCGCTGCCAGCCTTTCGAATCGTGGGGATGAGGATCTTCCAGCTCTGCTCCGAGACCGTCTGCGCCTCCTCTACCCAGACGATATCAACGCCCTCGAAGGATTTGATCGAGGTCGCCGTTTGATCGGAGAGCCCGGAGAAAATGAACGTCGTGCCGTTCTTCCCACGGATTTCTTGTTCGAACGGTTGGTAAAAGTCTTCCAGCCCCAACAGCGTGAGCTGATCCCGCAAGAGCACATGCACTGAATCCTTAATGGACTTCTGCACTTCCCGTGTGCAGAGAATGCGGAGCGGCTTTTGGGTACCGAGAAATTGAAGGGCCCGGGCGATCGTCCAGCTTTTGACGCTGCCCCGGCCGCCTTTGAGGATTTTGTAGCGAGAGGGCTCCAGCAGAAACGTAAGCTTGTCGATAATCGTAAGGCGATGCTGCTGGACCGCCACGCTCATGCAGTCTTCACCACTTCCACCGTAAAGGTGTGTTTCACTTCCATCGGCTTCCCGTCTTTGCCAGTTACTTCCACATTCGCCAGCCGGGGATGTTTATAGGGAGCAAGATCTTTAGCAATCAACGAAGCCTTGGTTAGCAAATCCATTTGCCGCACGATCTTTTCATCGACCCGCACAATCTTTTCCCCAAGGATCTGCGCCGCCGCAACATACCCGTTCATCGTCATGGTCATCACATCGATCGGCGACAGGGCATCAAGCATGGTCCGTGTGCGTGCCGTGGTATTATGCGTACCAATCGCAGGCCGATCCGTCACCCCTTTCGGCCTTCCAGCTCCTATGCGTCGTCCACCCCTCGGCATTTTTGATTCTTTGATTCTCAGCGACTAATCAATCAAGACGTTAGAAAAGCTATCCCCTCCCCACCAGTCCTGTGCTCGGCTCAATGAGCGCTGGGAACGACGGGCCTTCGATCGCTGGCTGATCCATGCGCTGCTGCGTTACTTCAATTTCCGGCTGCGCGTGTTGTTCCAGCAGTGCTTCTAGGTATTTCAGCGCGAGCCATCCTAGCTGGTGAGCGCCGGAATGGGGATCAAAGGGTGTGTGACCATCGCCGAAAATCAACTGCATGGCAATTTGGCCGTCGTCACGATCCTCGATGTTGAGATGGATCTTCGCCATTATTGTTCCTCCGGACAGGGCAACGGAAGAGAGGCCACATCGAAATGCAGGCTCCCATCGGGCGCCGACCAATGCCCATTGAGCCACAAGCTCACCCGATAATGCGCCTTGCCAACTTCATGGATTTTTGAAATATAGGCCGTCTGCCAACTCTCCGCTGGCTGCAGGATCACACAATCCCCGACCTGATAGCGGCTAGCCTGATCATTTATGTTCTTCGAGAGCGCCGCGAACCCCAGCACCGCCAGACACACTGCCCCCACGACGTAACAGATGGGTATCTTCATTCAGTACCCCTCTTGCTTCTCGCTCTGAAAGCCGGCTGCAAACTGCGCCCCGTCTGAATTGTCGTCGGCGTTGTCCGCCTCGATATCCATCACGAGCTTGAGCGCCCCTTCGAGATCGCTCGCGGTCTGCACCGCTTCGCCCTCCGGCTCTTCAGCCGGCATGCCGTCTTGAGTCGCCATCGCCTCTGGCTCTTTGTAAACACGGAACGAGCCGTCGCTCAGGCGCTCGACGCAAATTTTGAGCGTCACATGGGCGTCACCATCTTGATCAGAGGGCGCCGGCGTGCTGCCTGTTGCATTAGTCATGTTTGGGGTCATATCAGCCTCCACGGAGATGCAGGTTGCGGCTTGAGCTCAGGGCGCGGAATCGTCATCACGCCACTCTCGGAGATCGTATACCCTCGCGCAAGAGGAGCCATAGACCCCTGTAATGCGATTGGGTAGCAAATGTCAAGTTGAAGAGAAGGCAAATATGCCCCATATGTGTGTCGCAATTGTGCCCCACTTATAAGGATCGATCTGAAATCTCGATTGGCAGTATCTTAAAAATCAATGATTTACACTCATGAGTGTCGCTCAATTTGTGGCATCAGCATTGCTGAGTATCAGAGTCATGAGCAGCCACCGACCAAAACTAAGAGGAAATCTACTCGCCGCCCTTGCCGGGGCGGTCATTCTGGGCGCGATCTGGATCGGAAGATGGATTCTGCCGAGGAAGTAACATCATCAACAAACCCAAGGAGCAGACCATGATTAAACGATACAGCAGCAAATGTGTTTGTGGATGGGTAGAGCATCGATATAGAGATATCAATCAGGTAGGGCCTGTATTTTTTGACGGGCGGTGTCGATGCGGCAACGCGCCACTGAGGTTTGCCGCAAAAGTAGACGCAAAACCAAGGAGGCAGGCATGAAAAGCTACGTTATGTCCGCGCATCCGGATGCACAGTCCTTCCCTAGATTTTAGGGGTGATGAGGAGACAGCATGTACGCACAAATTCCCCCTCTCCGCTGAGCGAGCCCGACTGGCGGAGAGACAACCTTCGGGCGAGGATAAAGACATGACCACTACTACCAATCTGACCGCCAACTACAAAGGACGCACCTATCGCTGTCTGTTTATCGGCAACACAAAATATGGTCGCCGTGCTCATCTCCAATTTTTCGATGGCAGCAAGGATTTCTGGGTGGACGCCAAGCTCGTCTCCGTCTCTAAGGCCTCCAATCGTCCTCGCCGCAACGAGGACGAGGAGTGTGAGATGTGCGGACGAAATAAATACACATGCGGACACTGCATCGGATGGTAGCAGCCGAAACCTGGCGCAAGGCCAGGTCTGCTGGGAATGACCGCCCAGCACTGACGAGGCAGGTTCCTCGATTACAAAGAGGTGTGTGTCATGTCTACGCAAACAGAGAAATTGGGATATTCGGATCAGGGAGACAGCGGACAACCAGGATCTGGCTATGTCAAATTTGTCGCATTCGTCACGGCGGCGAAAACGGGCTACCAATTGGACGTGCGGCATGTGTGGGGATCGAATCAGGGCTATCTGGAGGAGCACGGGAGAATCGCGCGCAAATATAGAGCCCGCGATATTGATGAGCTGATGCGCGTAGGAATCGCAGAAATACGGCAAGAAGATGATGATGTGTTCGATGGAGCCACGAAAAGTAAATTGGTGGCGGCGATCCGAGAGGCCTGCTTTGAGGCCGAGGACAAGACCAATGTCAGTACGGGAGAATAGCATCCCCCTCTCCGTCGAATTCGCGATCCGGGAGGCAATTCAGCTGCTCCGCGCCTCCCGGCGCAATTTCAAATCGAAACAGGTCGAGCAGGCGCGTGAATTATTGGAGCTGGCGATCAAAGATTTGCCGCCACGGGTGCCGAGAAAGGAGCGTGAGCAATGACACCACATACAATACGAGTGCGCAAGACGCCGTATGCCATGCATCCGTATATTGCGACGCTCAAAGGATGCCCGATTTACGGCTGGGGGAAAACTCCGGCGGACGCCCGTGCCAAACTGATCGAGAACCTCGCAAAGGACGGGAAGGGAGCCTAACCATTGGCTCAAGTTCTATCAATGCCAACGGCGACACTGCTGTAAAGAACGCATGAAAGCGACGGCATGACTCCATCTGACATGAAATCCCTCCGCCTCGCCTTCCGCTGGTCGCAGCAACGGCTAGCGGAAGAGCTTGATGTGTCGCGCAATACCGTTGGTCGCTGGGAGTCCGGCACCAGCCCAATTCCGGCGCCGGTACAGCGGTTGCTTGAGGAGTGGCAGCGCAGGCAGATTTATTGAGCACACTCTCTCTCCGTCTTCTTGAACGCCTTCCATTGCTCTTCGCTCATCACCCCTGGCGTGATAATTCGTCCATGTTCTCGATGCTCAATATGCGGATAGGCGCTCTTGATCGCCTCGCGCAGGCGCTGTGGACACTGATCGACGAGGTTTTGTGTTCCGCTGGCATCGATCTTTAGCGGAGCATGCTGATACTCAGCCTGAGCGAGCCAATGGGCTTCAGGATGCTCAACTATTACGGCTTTTCGCATGATAGCCGTCCTTCCTTCGCGTGAAAATTGTGCAGTGTTTTCATTCCGTCATCCCACACGACTTCGCAATATTCCTCATGGGTTCGATAGTCCCGCACATGATATACGATATAAAACATTCATGGGGCCTCCTTCTGCATCATCTCGTCGATTGCCTCGGCAAAGATCCGCTTACGATCATGCTTCATCTCAGGGTTACGCAGCTCGTACAGCTCTCGACAGCGGCGGTCAATGCGCTGGTACAATTGCTCGATCTTGGCTTCAAGTCGTTCGATGTAGCGCATGTAACACTCACGATGAGTGCCAGCCATACCTGGAATGCCGCGTTCATGATGCCATTGCTTCCACAGCTCATAGGCCTGGTCTGGATTGTCATCATCTCTGGCTTTCGATATTTCGCTCAGCTTGACCATGGTGCTCCTCCTTCGCCCAGCCTTTGATAAATTACTTTGCTAACCTTTACTAAGTTTGCCCGCGAGGGCCGCTTGGGCTCTGGCAATATCACACGGAGCCACCTTGTCAAGTGGGACAATAGCATCCAAATACGTCGTAATTTCTTCCCGTGACAATTCGCCTCTGATCTTATCAAACATCTGCATAGCCACCTGTTGCAGCGCAAAATAGAGACCGGTAAGCCGCGCAATCTCCTCCCGCTGGGACTGGTCGTGGGCCAGCACTTTATCTTCTACGTCTTGCTCATCTTGATTAAACGGAGCGTCTTCACACGCATTGAATACACTAAATACTTCTATTAGTTCCATTCGCGTCATCACCCCTCCTTGCGCTCAGTAGGCTCCGGAATGGGGCCAGCCCATTCGCCGTCTAATTCATTTATGATCGTATATTTCGTGCATCCGTTTTCGTCGGTGTAAATCCTGTAGCCGTCCACATCGACCTCATACATTTCCCAGAAAATTCGAGACTTAAAGACCGAACCTCGATACCAGTACCACCCAGGCTTCTTCGGCCTCTCAGTCGTCCATTCCATCACTCGCCCTCCTTGAGCGTCTTAATTTCGGCGTCGATCCAGGCCATAGCCTCACAGTTCGTGCTAATCGTCGCATTCAGCTCTATCCAGTCATCGCCGTCACAGCCCTCCAATCTCCCATCGAGCACATGAATTCTTCTGCTCAGCTCACTGCGTACCGCCTCCATCCCCTTGATCCGCTGCTCGCGGGCGAAGGCTTCGAGGGCTTCGATTTGCTTAGCATACCCACTTCCCGACTTGTCATAATTCACGACAATAAACGGTTCTAGGCTATTTGCTAATACCGTACACTGCTCTCTCAGCTCGCTCATCTCGTCCCTTTCATTGGGGCACAGGCCATCGGATTCGACCACGACACTTATCCCTGGCCATTCAACCTGCCACCAATCTTGAAGACAGCGTTAGGTTACGGAATTATTCACCAAGGCATCGTTGACCTGTGCCAGTTATCACGTCTATTCTTGGCAGCCTGCCGAAATTTGCCTCCAATAGTCCTGCTGATCCTGAGTCGGGAATTTGCGAGCGTCCACAATCTCATCAAACTCCCGAATGATCTGTTGATTCACCAGCTCGCAATGCCGCGCCTGCGCTGCACGCGCCGCGTCCTCGGCCTGCTCCTTCATCGTCGCCTGCACCAGCGCGTAAGCCCCGATGCCCATGAGACAGCCCAATACAATGAATGCCAGTGTTTTCATGATGGCCTCCTTCCTTTCTTTATGTATTCATAGGCCACAATTTTCCTCATCCCCAAGGCTTTCAGAATACTTTTCCCTATCGCTCGATTACCGCGCAGCACATCCGATACATAGGCAGGAGAAATCTTGCATTTCGTCGCCCACTGGTACTGAGACCCTGCGCGTTTACATTCCACCGCCAGAAGTTTTCTCAAGAAATCTTGACTAATCATGACTTCCTCCTCTGCACACACGCCGCTCCCGTGTGTTTCATCTGCATCCGCTTCACCGCTCGCGCCGCTTTCCGCTTGGCCTCAAGGCACTGTTCATAGGTCGCATATGGCCCTAGCTCTGTCTTCACCGTCGCGGGCATGTCCAGGCCAGGACCGGCAGGCAAGAGTGAGAATAAAATAAGCATCCAGGTCATGGATTCATCTCCTTCTTCTGGGTATCACATCACCACACCATCCACGCGACCAGTCCCGCAAGAATGATGACGGCCTGCCCGCCCATGATCCAGTTATGAAACCGCACCGTCTCCTTCAGCGACTCATTCTCTGCTTCCAATGTGCGCCGGTATTCGTCGCTCGCCTGCTCTAGCTCTTCGCTCGCCTTCTGCATCTGCTCGCATTGAGATGCCTGCTCTGTGCTCAGCGCCACCAACTGTTTCAGATCGGCATTCTGTTGCCGGAGAAGTTTCGTTTCTTGTTGATCGATTTCGATTTTATGGAGCGCCTTCTTCCAGTCTGACACAGAAAACTGAATCACTTGTTCCGCTGCCCAGACCGGGGAGGCAATCAGGAGCGCAAGCATGATGATGGGTAGTGTCATCGGCTCACCACCTTTCCCGTGATGCCGAGAAGCTGTTGTGTCTTGGCTTCTAGTTCACGATCCGTCATGGGCTGCGGCGTCCGCTGTGCGGCCTCATTCAAGATCGCGAGCTGATCGTCCACCCGGTTCACTCGTGGGGTCAGTGCAGCAATCCGGGCTTTCAGATTCGCCGTGAGCTGCCGGTACTGCGCAAGCTGCTTCGCGTGTTCGACTTTCATGGCTTGCAGCTGGTTGACGAGCCGTTGTGTCTGCTCGTCCTCCTGCACGGGAGTCACTGTGGTTGCAACCTGTTGTACGGGAGACGAGAGATATTTGTGATGGATGAGCCACGCGCCTAGCGCCCCGCTCATGGCGCACAGGACGGCAAGCGCGCACACGATCGCGGCATATCGCATAATCAGCACCGATCGGTCATAGAGTGTTTCAATCGTCATGGGTGATCCTTTCTAGAGCAGATCACTAAAAACCAAGTCATGATCTCCAACTCTTCCATGGACGCTTTGCATCCCCGGAACCCCAACATTGGCAGCACACATCTTGTGTGAGGGCTTGTCCGCCAATTCCTCCTCGCCATGTAGCGGTTGATGCATACATCGTGATGCCGAATCCACGACACTTCTCACAGGCCCTCTCAGGAGAAAGACCCCTCAGCTCCAAGACATCAAAATAGTGACGGTCCTTTCGTTCCGCCAGTTCCGCCTTGAGCGCGTCCCGCTCGGCTTCGAGCATCTTGATGCAGCAGATCATTTTGATGAGCTGATCCCCGCCACCAAGATTGCGCTTTTTGATCCACTCAATTTGCTCTGTGATTACGTTGTGCATCGCGCCCTCGCGTTCAGGCGGTTCAGGATCTCTCGTCGCATGCCGCCCCCTCATTCAGCACCGTTACAGCGCCCCGATCGCCGCCCGACACACCACAATAATCACGCCCCACAGCACCGCACTGATGCCCAACGCCTGCACTAACCCCCAGCCAAGATCGCTCATCCTGTACCTCCTTGTCTGCCTACTTATTTCGTCAGTTTTTTTCTGCGCCAGCAACTTCAAAATCTTCGCTAAGCCATGCCTGGCATAGTCTGCGTTCCGCACTGCCCGTCGTTGCGTCTCCCGTTTCGGGCGCCAGAATCCAGCCATCAAGACCTCAATCCAGGTGTTTCATCTGCTGCAACCCGCACTTCCCGCATTCGCGCATCTGCCGGACGGATGGCTCGGGCTTCATAAAGAACACTGATATTTGGACTTCCACAAGCCTCCACATTGACCACTCGTGGAAGATCCACCAACAGGTCTTCATGCGTCACCTCAATGAAGCGTGCACTGCGAGAATCCTTCGACCCAGAAACACAATCACCGGCACCGTGACCGCATTACCCATCGTCTTGTAGCGTGGCCCATCGGCACACGTGCATTTCAGCGAGTCGTACTGCTCCAACGGTTGACAGAGGCATGTCCATCCTGGAGGAAACCCCTGCAGCAATTCACACTCCGTCGGCGTGAGACGGCGAACGCCCATGGCTTCGACGTACTGTGTCCGTTGTCCGCCTTTCCCGTCTGATGTTGACAGTGTGGCCGCGACTGCATGCTGAGAATAAACGCGCTTCGCTTGAGCGTCCCACGGCGTCAGACAGGGCGGCATCCCTCTCCCGGAGCCGTCTTCGCCAGCGTTGAATCTTGTCGTGATGGAATGAGCGATGAGATGCCCCCCCCTGTGCTTCATTGTCGTCCGGTCCGCCGGAGGCGAGATTGGTGAGCGCTTGACACACTAAATTCATATCGTCTTCCCCGCCTCTCCCTGGTGGGTTGATGCCAGGGCGATTAGAGCGGCTTCTAAGGCTGGCGGCAATGTCCGTCCCCACTTCTTCGCTCGACGCAAAATCCCCGCTGCCGCCTTGGGACTCAAAGAGTACTTGCTCGACACCTCGCTCTGTAGGACCGCCGACAAAGAACACGCGGCGGCGGCGTTGCGGGACTCCGAAATACTGGCTGTCCAGCACTGCGTAGCCGACCACAGGCCAGCATTCCCGAAGTCCTTCAAGGACCGTGGCCATATCCCGTCCGGCATGAGAGCTAAAGAGCCCTGGGACATTTTCAACGAGGCTCCAGGTCGGCTTGAGCGTTTTCGCAATGCGGACGAATTCATGGAAGAGACCGGAGCGTTCCCCGGCAAGGCCGGCGCGTTTCCCGGCGACACTGAGGTCTTGGCAGGGGAATCCTCCGACGAGGAGATCAAGAGATTCATCCCGGTCGCCAGGCCACTCCCGCACGTCATCCCCGCAGGTAACGTGTGGCCAGTGCTTTGCGAGGACTTTTCTCGCGAAGAGATCACGCTCGATCTGCCATTTGATTTCGAATCCCGCATCTTCCAATCCTTTGTCGAAGCCACCCACTCCACTAAAGAGACTGCCGACCGTGAGCTTCAATCCGCCACCTTCTGCGGCTTGAATGCCGCCATCTTCTCCGCGATCACATACGCCGACTCGACCTTATCCGACCATTGCCCGTCCGCCGGCACATCCAAGAACACCTGCTTCAACCGGCCCTCGATCGCGAGACACAACACGCTGAGATCCACGCCCGCATTCAGCCCCGCCGCGAGATACCGTTGCGCATCGGCCCAGAGCGAGACGAGGGGTGCGGCGGTGAGGTCTTGAGATCTCAGGACGAAAATTTCCTCGCCTTCATTGACGTAGATCACTTTCTTGTCAAATCCGAGGCGCTCCGTCGTGTCGCGTGGAGCTATCTGGCAGCTCACAAACCCATCACCATTCATAGCGATCTCCTCCGTTTAAAGTGTACTGACTGAAACAGTAGCTCACACCTCCACTAGTTTGTGCTGCACGGCGAGCCGGAGCATCTGCGCGGTATTCGACACGCGGAGCTTGATCATGAGGTTCGACCGATGCGCCTCCACCGTCTTCACCGAAATCTTCAGCTTGTCCGCAATCGACCGATTCCCGAAGCCGTGCCATACCCAGTGCAGCACTTCCGATTCTCGTGGCGTCAGCTTCGGAAGTCCTCTCTTCGTGAATGTCATACCACCCTCCTTTTTACTCGATAATACTACGGTTCTCTCTGTTTGCCTACTACATTAGTCAGTTTATTTTCACGAATCAAGGCTTCGATGCGTTTTACCGCCGCCTTCACCTGGATAGCGCGCCCCGCCCGCCGTCGGCTCATTGTCGGCACCCGCCTTCTTGGAAACAGTGTGAATCGCGCTGTCATACATCCGCCTCGTTCCCATTCCGCTCGTGGTACTGCTCGCTTGAGGTCGGCCTGTACTTCCCTGACCGATGTTCATCCAGCATGAACTCCAAGGCCTCCAAACACCAATTCGCCGCCGAAGAGGCGCGCGATGATTCAGCCATATCCCGAATCCGCTCCGCGAGCCGGCCATTGATCTTCAGCGTAATCGGCCCGCGTCCCTTCCGGTGATACACGGCATCCAAGTTACAGACTCGACTCGTTTTCATCGTCACGACACCCTCCTTTCGATAATGAAGGCCCATTCCTATACATTCAGTAGAATGCAGGTCACCACTATGCCCAAGCAGACCCAATACGCAACTAACTGCTGCGTCGTAACTTTCCCGGAGGGACCCACCGGCGTGCGATCCAATAATCCGTCCGGGTGGTTCACCATGTCACGATGCACACACAGCGCCGAGAGGAGCGGTTCGATGCGATGCTGGTCTCGCGTCATAGATGAAGCAATCCTTTCTCTATTTCGTGAAGTCCTGCCACCAGTCCTGAAACGCCTCATACTCATCACACCACACCGCCGCGCCGCCCGCTTGTCGAATCGCTTGCAATTCCGCTACCTGTAACACCGTCGGTCTCTGCCCAAGCCGCTTACACTCTATGGCGAAGTAGCGTCCCCGATAGCATCCCACAATGTCGGGGAGGCCGGCGGTATAGACGGAGCCGTGGATTTTACGGGCACGACAGCGGGGGACGGCTTTGAGATGGGCGAGGATGCGCGCCACGAGGGCTGATTCACGAGCTGAGTTTTCAGCGCGAGAAAGCCCGAGCGATCGTTTTTCAAATAGGCTTGATCCAGCAACTCGACGAGGTCGAACACCAACGGGGGATGCCCCTCGCCCATTGTGCCCGCGCAAATCTCTCTCCATTCATCCCTCCAATCTAAGTCAATAACCTGTTTCGCCGCCGCCCACCTGCTCATCGATACCCCGTGATGCTGAGCCCGACTGGCTGCGCCCAATACAACGCTTCCTTGGCGCGCGTCATCCCCACATAGACCATCCGCCGCACACTATCTTGCGATTCCCCTGGCGTCGTCCATTCGCGGTAGCCAGCTGGCGATAAATCCGGAAACAACACCACAATCTGACTTTCTCCGCCTTTATACGAGTGGATCGTGCCAATCGACACGTGCGGCTTCGCCCGCAGCGCCGACACCCCACGCGCTTCGAGAATGGCGCACGCATACCCCATCGGTTTTTCATACGTCTTCAGGAGATGCTGCTGAAGCCAATTGATATTCCCAGAGGTCGCGGCGTCCGCCGCCTCATCACTCGGCATCCACGCGTCCAAGTCTTCAGCCGCCACGGTAAGGGTGGCGGTCTCCGTTGCTTCCGCCTTTTTCCGCATGGCCGTCTTGGCCCCACGCGCAAACACGGTGTCCGCTTCCAGCGACGAGGCCCAGAGCCAGAGATCCCGGTAGGTCCACCACTTCCCGGCATCCTGCACCTGGCGATACGCCAGCAGCCGATCCGCCGCACTGATGGTTCCAGCTCGCCCCATGAGCGGATTCCAATCACCGCGTTGCTTGCGGTACGGGTTCCAAAAAGGGATGCCCCACGCTCGAAGTTGGTGTTTAATGGGATCGATAAAGAAAGAACAGGAAGCCAGGAACGCCACGCTCTTCCCTTGATCAAGCCAGCTCTCCAACTGATCCTTGAGGGGGAGGAGGTATTTGTAAGTGATATTGAGTCCGCCCACTTCGCCATCATACTCGCGAGGTTGGTACTCTTTCGGCATGCGCTGCGTCACCGCCTCAATCCATCTGACTGCTGCAGCATGCACGGCACGAGGCACGCGATACGACTGATTGAGCACGCGGACTTGCTCCGGCGGAAGTGGCGGCGAGAGAAAGGTATCC